TCTGTTACACAAACCGAACGATATATCACGAACTGTGAAAGCGCAAGAAGTTGCGTCAGGGGATTTCACATTTCGTGGCGGGGAGCCACTCATGGATGTCAACGACATCATCCAGCGCATGCGCCAAGTCTACGGGGCCAAGAACGACTCGGCGCTGGCCAATGAACTCAATTTAGCCGTCAGCGCACCGAGCAATTGGCGTCAGCGTAACAGTCCGCCGTTTGGAATCTGTGCGGAAATTGCCGCGGAAAAGGGCGTTTCGCTGGATTGGCTAATTTTCGGAATCGGCGACATGCGACTTGGTGTCCGCACGGCAACCCCGCGCAAGCAAGGGCGTGAAGATGTGCAGCCTGTGGAGAGTCCAGCCGCTGATCGGCTTTCGCAGTTTGTGTATTGGTGGGCCGTCAACCGCTCGCCGGACGAGATGATCTGGTTGGAACAGCAGTTCAAGCGAGCGGTACCGGAATACGGGGAGTGGTTGGCCAATCCTGTCACGGTTTCCCGCTAGACTCGGCGGACTTTCATGGAGAGAGGGTCATTCATGCCGACAGCCGAACAGACAGCTCAGGCGCAGCGGTTTCGCCAAGCTTACATCTCAGCCAATTTGCCCGAACGCTTCAACGAGGCCGAGGTCCCCAAGGACTTGTGGCGCGGGATGAAAGCTTCACGTTTCGGCGAATTAAAGGGCGATATGGAACGGGTCAAGGCCGAGTCCCTTGAACCACGAATTGAAAGAACGATTCTCTCTGCTGATGGAAAGGTCGCATTCCGATCGGTCGATGTGGAAATCGACATGTCACGCGGAACCCCATGGGTTCTGGGCTGTAGCACAATGCGGGGCGGTGGCAAGCATTGGGGAATTTCCTTGTTCGACAGAGTGCCGTCTTATGCGCTCAACGACGGTTGGAAACATCTGAAACTTCCGGCCGGCACGCCAATCCCTGAACCGCTCGCAGTTACGCAAGACTCTGCAAAACAGGGAAAATCCAATCACTACACCATCGCTCCGAAGTGGGATATGCCGCTCGGTCTCTACATGGAATGGCTGTCGGTTATGGCAAGACACATTACGACATGGACAAATGTATGAGCTCAAACGCGCTAAGCAAGAACACTTTGATGCATTCCATACAGTGCGTGGAGGCGATGTCTCGTCTAATGGAAGATTTTCTGGCGACACCCAACGCAACGGATGCAGACCGTGAAGCGTTCGGTGAACTGTTGATGGACTTCGACAGCGTTATTGACAATCTGAGCACTGTCTATGAGGAAGCGCGTGGACGCGATGAGACTTTTCCACCCGCTGAAGAGTTGACTGGGGCTTTCAGCCAATTCGCGCTCGCTCGTAAATCGTAATTGCCTTTCGAGATCGTTCGCCGTTCGAATCGTTAGTACACAACTACTAGCGTTGAGATTGACCGAGGCAACCTGCCAACAGGCACTCGAGCGGCACGTCTAAAGCGGCTATCGCCCGCTCAAATGAGCGGGCTTCACAACAGAAGGCAATAGCCGCCCCTCCCCGCAGCTCCGTAACAAGGGCATCCCCGGTTTGCAGAGACTGCGCCATGATATAGGCGTTAGCGGCCAGTAATGTGGGAGTGCTGCCATGTGCTATTCGGCTCAGGTTGTAGCGAGTTACCAGAAGTTCGTTCGCGAATTTGGAGCGTTCCTCAGCATCCACGAATTCTTCGATCTCTTCGTTAAAAAGCGCGCCGATGGTGGATGGTCCAAAATTCCCAAGGGAATGCGTGATGCTTTTCGCAAGCCAGTCAATGAAGCGGGCTTCGAGCTCGCAAAGCTCGTCGCTGACGGTGATCGAGAACTAGGTACTTCGTTGCAAACCGAAATTGCCGCGCAGCTAGAAAGGCTCGCTAAAGCAGTGGCCATACTCGCTGGCTCGAAGCCAACAAAAAAAGCGGCGGAAGACAAGCGCATTGCGCAAAAAAAAATTAAAGCGGCAGAACGTAACCTGGAGGATCTCGTTCGCCAAACTCCGGACGCAAAGGATTCACGTATCTACCCTGGCAGTTATGCGCCAGTGCTTATACGCGACCCGGATACTGGCAAGCGCATGGTCGTGCCGATGCGATACCAATGCCGGCTTCCGGGATGGACCGAGGCGATCGAGCGAAAATATCCGGGCACTTATAACGCTCGGCGTGACAAGCTCGAAGAGTCTTGGGGAAAGTTATACGGCTTCACCCACGGCATCATCATCGTCACGCATTTCTACGAAAACGTGGACCGAGATGGCAAGAATGTAGTGCTGGAATTCAGCCCCAATCCGTCGCAAGAAATGCTAGTTGCTTGCCTATGGTCGAAGACAAAAGAACGTGATGGATCGTCCTTGTGGTCTTTCGCTGCCATAACAGACGAGCCTCCGCCGGAAATAGCCGCCGCCGGCCACGATCGCTGCATTGTGCCGATCAAGCACGAACATTTGGATGCCTGGTTAAATCCAAACTCCACTGATCTGCAGGCGCTTTACGCAGTTTTGGACGACAGACCGAGGCCGTATTTCGAGCACCGAGTGGAGAAGGCAGCCTAATCGGAGCAAGCGCCATGGCTCATGAACGCAAACTTCCAACAGATGAAGGCCGCGCACGCTACCCGGATACAGATGGCTTTTATCCTGATCTCTCGGTCAAAGAAGATAACCAACCGGACTCAGATCTTCCCTGCACGTGCTCTCCATCGTGCAACAAGCGTTGCGCGGGGGAGTGTGGATGTGCGGCATGCACTGTAGCCTTCCACGTCTTTTACGACGACATGCCCTACGTGTTTCTCTCGGACGGGACGGTTGATGAAGAGCGCGCACTACGCGCCTATCGTTTCGGGATTTATTCGCCGGAATAAGGTGTAGGGCGGGGGTCGCGGAGCGTGAGATCAGTTGGCGGCATGTTCGAAGAACACCGCCACTACCCGGTGATCAACCCCATGGCTAACCCATTGATCTTTGGTCGGGTTTACTCGCCCCTATCATTTTCACCTAAAAAGGTGAAAATAGATGTCCCCCCGGCCATATGCCGTCCGTCCAGGGGGACAGTTCGCCCCGGACCACTGCCCCTGGCGCGTGCTGGCTGTTGAGACGCTCCACGGGCAGGTTATGACCGCTGCATACGCCGAACTTCATTGCCTCAGCGACTTCTCGTTTCAAAGAGGGGCATCCAACGCAAAAGAGCTCTTCGAGCGAGCCAAGGCGTGCGGCTACACCGCCTTGGCCATCACTGACGAATGCTCGTTGGCGGGGATTGTGCGGGCACTGGAAGCGTCCCGTGCCACGGGAGTAAGGCTCATAGTTGGTACCGAGATCCAACTTGCCGACGGACCAAAGCTCGTCTTACTCGTGCAGACGAAGGCGGGCTACACCACGCTATGCCGGTTGATCACTCGCGGGAGGCGTGCATCCGAGAAGGGAACGTATCGCCTTGAACGCGCCGACCTGGTCGATGGGGTGCCGGGCACATTTGTACTTTGGTTGCCAGGCCGCGTTCCCACTCTCGAAGAAGGGGAATGGGTCCGAAATACGTTCGGTGCGAGGGCTTGGTTGGCCATCGAGCTGACGCTAGATGACGACGATGTCCGCCGAATGGAGAGGTTGGAATTGCTCGGGCACACACTCGGCCTGCGTTGTGTTGCAGCGGGCGACGTCCATATGCACGTTCGCCGACGCCTGATGCTCCAACACACGTTGACGGCCATCCGCCACCACATGACGTTGCAGGAGGCTGGGGCAGTTCTTTTTCGCAATGGCGAACGGCATCTACGGAAAAGAGAAGTACTCGCGCGCATCTACCCCGCTCACTTGCTCGCAGAGACGGTGCGTATCGCCGAGCGCTGCATTTTTTCGTTCGATGAATTGCGCTATCAGTACCCGGCTGAACTTGTACCAAGTGGATTTACCGCTATCGCATGGTTGCGCCATTTGACAGAAGAAGGGATGGGATGGCGATGGCCCGGCGGTGTGCCGGAAAAAGCTAAGAGCCAGATAGCGCACGAGTTGGCGTTGATCGAAGAACTTCACTACGAACCGTACTTCTTGACGGTGCACGACATTGTCAAATTTGCTCGAAGCCAAGGCATTTTGTGCCAAGGGCGAGGGTCAGCTGCGAACTCCGCCGTATGCTTTGCGTTGGGAGTCACGGAGGTGGACCCTGCTCGTATGAATTTGTTGGTGGAACGTTTCATCAGCAAAGAGCGGAATGAGCCGCCGGATATCGATATCGACTTTGAGCACGAACGACGCGAAGAAGTCATCCAATACATCTACCAAAAATATGGGCGCGATCGGGCTGCGCTTGCGGCGACGGTCATTTCGTATCGCGCCAAAAGCGCCGTGCGCGATGTCGCAAAAGCGATAGGTTTGCCATTGGAACAGGTGGAGAAACTCAGCAAGATATTTGCTTGGTGGGAGGGTGAGGTGCCATTAGCTGACCGGCTTCGCGAACATGGATTCGATCCTTGCAGCCGGATCATCCGTCTCGTAGCGCAGTTAACGGCGGAGCTGATCGACCGGCCGCGCCACCTTTCGCAGCACGTAGGTGGCTTCGTCATCGCCGACGAGCCGCTTCATGAGTTGGTGCCGGTGGAGAATGCCGCCATGCCAGATCGAACGATCATCCAGTGGGACAAAGATGATCTCGACACCATGAACTTGTTGAAGGTGGACTGCTTGGCGCTCGGGATGCTTACGTGCGTTCAAAAGTGCCTGAATCTCCTACGCCAACATGAGCGGACAGACTTCACCATGGCGACGTTGCCCGCTGAGGATCCAAAAACATATCAAATGATCCAGCGCGCGGACACGGTCGGCGTGTTTCAGATCGAAAGTCGCGCCCAAATGGCGATGCTTCCAAGGCACCGCCCGGCGAATTTCTACGACCTGGTCATCCAGGTGGCGATCGTACGACCCGGCCCAATCCAAGGCGATATGGTGCACCCATACCTTCGCCGACGAAATGGCGAGGAGGTCATCGACTATCCGTCAGAAGATTTAAGGGTAGTGTTTGAGCGGACATTAGGCGTTCCGCTCTTTCAAGAGCAGGTGATGAAGCTGGCTATCGTTGCAGCTGGCTATACGCCGGGTGAGGCGGATCAACTGCGGCGCGCTATGGCCGCGTGGAAAAGACACGGCGGCATGGAGAAACACCGAGAGCGAATTACGAAAGGCATGCTGGAGCGCGGCTACTCGACAGAATTTGCTGAGCAAATTTTTGAGCAGATCAAAGGGTTCGGTTCGTACGGCTTCCCTGAAAGCCACGCGGCGAGTTTTGCCGGCATTGTTTACGCGTCATGCTGGCTTAAATGCCATCACCCGGCTGCGTTCGCATGCGCATTGCTCAACTCTCAGCCCATGGGTTTCTATTCGCCAAGTCAGATCGTGCAAGATGCTCAACGCCATGGCATCACCGTGCGACCGGTCGATGTTCGGTTTAGTGAATGGGATTGCTCGTTGGAGCGAGATACTCGCAGGCAGTGGGCTATTCGACTTGGCTTTCGCCAAGTGCGTGGATTTAGCGAGAGGGCGGCTCTGGCGATCAGCGAGGCGCGCCTACAGCGTAGCTTTTTGGATATCGCTGATCTTTGTGCGCGGGCGAACGTAGACAAACGGCACCGAGATCTTCTGGCAGAAGCCAGTGCACTGCGAGGTTTGGCGGGCCACCGTCACCGCGCGCAGTGGGCAGTTGCCGGCGTAGAGCCGCAGATGCCTCTGTTTGGTCATGACAGTCCAAAGGAGGAAAGCGTCGTGTTGCCGCCGCCGACGCAAGCGGAGAACACATTGGCTGACTACTCGCGAGTAGGGCTCAGCCTTGGTCCGCATCCTCTGCAACAAATAAGGAAGCGTCTGCGGGCTGCGCGTTGCATGGATAGCAAGGCACTTAAAGAACGGCCGCATGAAAGCTGGGTGCGCGTGGCCGGTCTGGTCACACTCCGGCAGCGGCCGCAAACTGCCAGCGGTGTGACATTTGTGACGATGGAAGACGAGCATGGCCTTATCAACGTGATCGTGTGGCGGCGCATTGCTGAGGCGCAGCGGCGCGAGTTGCTAGAGGCGCAACTGCTTGGTGTGGAGGGGCAGTGGCAAATGGTGGATGGCACATGCCATGTCGTTGCAGGAAAGCTGCTCGACTTGACTCGCCTCTTGAGTGGATTAGATGCCCGGTCAAGGGACTTTCGATAATTCCGCCGTCGCTTTCATCTCGGCACATATTGAAGAGCCTGGGGCAGCCTTGGCTATTCGCATGCTTTCAGTCATTCGTCGGGCTGATCCTGATCCTTAAAATCAGGCGCACGGTGACCCGTTCTCACTGAGCTAATGTTTGACTTCCAAGCCTTGCAAAGGGACGGAAGCTCAATGCGCGTCGTTCCGACCTGGGATTCTTGTAGTTCATTGAAACGGTCGAGAATTTGCTTGTGTTGTTGCGTGAACGACTCATCCAAGCTTCTAACCGCCAAGTACAGGCAAGCTTCAGCGCCCACTGCAATTCGTTCGCGCTCAAATGCATCCCGTGACTGACCGTCAACCATGTCCAGCGATGCGTGCGTGGATTCATGAAGTGCGATCGTGGCGGCAAAGAAAAGCGCTGCATCAGCGTCGCTATCTATGCAGGGAGTCCAATACTTCAAGTAATATTTCCGACCTGCAAGTAACGACATGTTGTACCGGGCTACGCGAACGTCGGCGCCAATGATGTGTATGTCGACTTGGCCCTTCGATGGTAGGCCCCCGCTATAGTCCCATAGCTTGGCCAGTGCCTCTGACAATAGCCGAGCGGCCTCGGGTGATGCTCGGCATTCACGTACCGCATCGATATTCAAATTGTAGTTGCTTCTCTCGCTCCGCTCGAACAGGAATTCAGGGGCATCGGGCTGTAAGTGCGTTTTTCGACCGGGCGAGTACGTGCCAGCTACTGATAACGTAAAACCAGGCCATCGGAACACAGACGTGTTGTAAGCCGTCGAGACCTCCTCGTTGTGGCGTTCTGCTTTCTCGACCTTAGAAAACGCCACCTTCGGGCTTCTAAAGTTGACTGTGCAAGCGGATACGACGAGGGCCGTGAGAAGAACAGCCAACCATCGGATCATGAACGCATTCCCCGTTGAGAGTGGGCTGCGAGCGAGCATTGTCGCAGCCCACTGTTCTAAACTACTGAGCGCAGGGCATAACTTTATTGTACTTGCCGTAACACTCAGCTGGGGCCGTTACAACTTGAGACGCTTGTGTTGCCCCCTGGTACACAATGGCTGACGATATCACGTGATCTTGTCCATCTACTGGGGTGCTTCCAACAACCAAATGCGACGACGCATTGGCTGCCGAAGGATATTGGTTGAGCCAGTTCTGGACGGAGGTTGGGTCGGCGAAAATGAGGCGAGTGCCGCTCTTAATCCAGGGGAAGGTTGAAGATGCAATTACATTTCCGCTGGTATCCGTCAGCGTAATGGCAACGTTGCCCGACGTGCTCAGAGCGAAGTCTGTTCCTGAGGTGTCGATGTAAAGCGTATCAGCAGTTACTGCAGCGCCACGCATCGTCATCGCTCTAATGGCTGCAGGGAATTGACCGCTAATGCCGGCATCAATTTCAACCGGTTTTCCCATTGTCTTCTTGACGTTGACGGTCCAGCCGCAACCCGTCATTGCCGCTGCTGTGATTACCACGAAAGCACCAAACACAATCCGCTTTGCGTTCATAGACAAATCCTCTGTGTCTAGGTCCATAGGTACAGGGATGCCGCATTGAGCGTTCCAATTCATCCCACGAGGCGATCCCCGTCTTGCTGGCGCTACGAGCCATGAGTAGAGTCGCCAGCGCACACAACCCTACACAAGAACTTACGCCGTCAAAAGTGCCTTGGAAGAGAGTAAATAGGGCAAATTGTCGCAATGTCGCAAGAAAGATGGAGCCTCGGCGGGCCGCTACGCCTGGAGGAGGCGCGTGTTATTCACTCAATTCCGCATCGCTGCTGTCGCCGTCATCGATGGCGGCGTGGTCGTTCTTTGTGGCCTTATTTTCCAGTTCCAGAGACATCAGATAGCCACCGCGGCCGTCGAGTTTGTGCGTGGCTTTGGCCACGATCCATTCGTAGGCAGTGATGGGCTCTGGCCATCCCACGAGTTCCACCGGCATTTCAGGGGATATGTCCGGTCGGCCCACTGCAAGATCCAACGCAAAGGTGGCCGCGCCACGTTTGACGCGCGCGAGTTCGGCTTCGGCGGCGCGCTTGGCGTCCGCCTGGGTGGGGAAGTCACCGCGCAGGATCTTCACGTGACCATTCGTGCCGGCAAGCGCCAAATGGCCGCGTGCACCATTCATGTCATACCACCGCGCCCGCACACCGGTGTACGCGCTGCGGTCGATCTCCTGAAAATGATGCCTGTCCCCGCTCGCGCGCCGAATCACCAGCGTCGGAAGGTCGATGCCACTCGCGGTTTTCCCTTCGCCGATCGGCGCGAAGATCAGGCATCCGTGTTTGACGGTGGCGACGGCGTCGAAGTGTTTGCCGACTCGACGCAGCAGTGCCATGTCGCTCTCGGTTTGATCGAGCTGTGCGACGGCCTCGCTCGCCAGTTTGTCCGACACGCGCGGCGTGAGCCCGTGTTCGCCCGCGATTACCTTGACGAGGTGGCCGACTGTGGTGTCGCTCCAGCTGCGTTCCTTGCGCGTGGCCAAGGGGCCGGCCATGCGCGCGCTGCGCGCCCGCACGGTGATGGTGTCGGGTGCGCCGCGATGCTCCACCTCGTCCACGACGTACGAGCCTTGCAGGCACATGCCCGATGCATCAAAGCCCAGGGATACCTCGATGCTCACACCTTTGCGCGGCATCGCGATGCGACCGGCGGTGTCTTCGATCTCCAGCTCCAGCTGATCGGCGTGATCCGCGCGGCACGCGACCAGCGTCATGCTGCTCAAATGCGACTCCAAGCGACGCGTAATGTCGGTACCGCCCACCACCACCTTGAAGACGGGACGCACGATGCCGGTGCGTGCTTCGTTGGGCATCAGTGCGCTCCTGAATTGCTGGGTGGCTCATCGGCCGGGAGGTTGTCGGAGCGACACAACGTCAGCGCAAAATCCACGCGGCGCGGCGTGCCATCGGGAAACAGGTAGCGCTGCGTCGTTCCCAGACTCTGGATGAAATACACCCCGTACACGTAGCCCGCGCCGTCGACCAGCACGTACGCCTGGCCGCTGCGTCCCATGGCTTCCAGCTGCGTGATGGACGCCAGGGTGCCGGTCACACCGGGCGCGACGGTGCCGCTCAGCGTGATGATTTCCTCGCCCGGCCCCAGGTACTGATAGTTGTCGCGCTCGCCCACGCGAACCGCGGCGCCGTGCTTGAACTGCATCTGCCGGCGCAGCTCGTCGTAGGCGGCGGTCTGCATGCCAAACGCAAACGGCCCCAAGGCCATCAAGGTCAGTCCCAGCATGTCAGCCCTCGTCGGTATAACGGGAGTTCGCACGCGCGCGCTGGGCGCGTGCATGATCGTTGAGCGCGTCCTGCACCGCACGCTTCACCTGAGACGGTTCGGCGCCGCGTGCATCGATATGCACCTGGTAGGTACTACCGGCCGCGCCGCGCGCACCCATGGGGCCAGCGGTGTTGATCGCCCCTTGGCCGGTACCGGAGGCCTGTTGGCCCGCCATCGGCGTGCGGCCGATGGCGTCGGCGACCTGGCGCGCGCGTTCACCGTCGCCGGGCATGATCCACTCGATCGGTACGCCACCGGCCGGCGCGGCGTTACCGAAGCTACGAATACGCGCGATGAGATCCCGCACGCCCTGCAGCTTGTCCGAGATCCAATCGAGCGTTTTGCGCGCGGCGTTCTCGATCGTTTGCCACATCTCGACAAACCACGTCTTCACCGGCTCCCAGTGCGTGACGGCAAAGCCCGAGGCCGTACCGATCGCTTCGCCGAGTCCCGCGAAGGCACGCACGCCCAACGTGATGGCATCCACCACCCCGGCGATGGCGGCGCCCACCAGCGTGCCGAACGCCACGCCGTTCTGCCGCGCGGCGTCGAGCTGCTGACTGGTGGCTTGGAACGGCTGCCACAGTTGCGAGAGCCAGTTCCATATCGTCGCCAGCATGGTTCCCAGCGGGGCAAACACCTCATGCAGTGCGGTGCCGAATCGTTGGAAGGCAGGTCCCACCGTCTGCGCGATCCCTTGGCCGACGCCTTCGAACCACGCGCGGATCGGTCCCCAGTATTTGGTAACGACCAGGGCCGCGACGGTGATCAGTGCGATCAAGGCAAGCATCGGCGCACTCAAGCCCATGACGGCCATCGCCGCCGCACGCGCGCCACTGATCAGCAGCGGAAACACCCGCGCGATGCCTGCACCACCACCTCCGTCGAGCGTGAGGCCGCCCATGCGCAGCAGAAAGCGCAGCAACGCGAACTGCCCGACCAGGCCACCTAAGCCCACCATCAAGCCGCCGACGATCGTGGTCAGCACGCCGAAGCTGCCGGCGATCAGCAGGATGCCCTTGGCGAGCATCGGATGGCTCTGATTCCAGGTCGTGAGGTGACGCACCACCTTCGTGAGCTTCTGCAACCCGGCGACATACACTGGCAGCAGCTGCGTGCCCAGCTCACGGTAGAGATCCGATTTACGGGCGAGCAGTTCGGCTTCCTGACCCGCGGCCGTTTGTGTGGCCTCGTTGTAAAGCGCGTTGACGCCGTAGGCTTTCGGCGCGGCTGCCAGGTGCTTGGCAATGTTCGCGCGCTCCATGTAGAGCGAGGCAAACAAGTCACCACCCTTGCGACCCGAGAACAGCGCGTTGATCTTCGTGATGACCTGTTGGTCGCTGAGCTTGCCGTCTGGATTGAGGCGCGGCACGACGCGCGTCATCAGAAACTCGAACGGGTTGGTGCGGTACAGGTCGCCATCCTTGAGCGCATCGGGTAGCAGCTTGGTGACGTGACCGGTCTTGCCGTATTTCACGGCACCGGGTTTGATGAGTCCCAACTGCACCAGTTCTTCGGCGGACTGCTGGGTGGTGCGTCCCGCCGCCCAGTTTTGATACGCCGTGGCCAGGCCGGTACCGGCACGGTGGCCGCCCATTTCCTGCATCGTGTGCAGCATGCCGAAGAAGAACTGGGTGTCATCCAATTGCTTCGCCGCGATGCCGCCGGTCTTGATCATGTTGAGCAAGTCTTCCGGCTTCACCAGGCCACCGGAGGCGACGTACGCCTGGGTGGCGAAGTCGAGCACCTGTTTGAGCCGTCCTGGATCTTTGGCCGCACCGCGCAATTCCGCGACCTTCAAGAGATCCATGAACATCGCTTCGGCATTCGCGCCGTGTCCCTCGCCGTGACCACCGTTGGCCATCACGGTTTCGATGCCGAATTTCATGCGTGCGAGATACGGCGCGACCTGCTCGGATTCGTGCATGTCGCGCAGCACACCGTAGCTCTCTTTCAAGAGCTTGAGGTTTTCCGTAGCGCTGGTGCCCATGATGTCCATGCCGCGGGCGAACTTCACCGCATCGCTGACGGTGGCATCGCCGACACCCATCGCCCGCAACTGCGCCACCTGTGTCTGGAAGGCCTTTGCCTCCGTCATCGCAGGACTCAGCGCACCGAGCACATGCTCACCGGTGGCCATCGCGGCGGCGCCACCCACGGCCAGGTGCGTGCCCATCGCTTGCGTGCGTGCGAACGCCTGGCGTGCGGCACCCATGCGCTGTTGCTGCTGGCTGAGCTGCTGCAGCCGCTGCTGTTGCGCAGCCATCTGTTGCGTCGAGGCTGCGACGGCATCGCGCAGTTGCCGTTCGTGCTGCGCGAGATTGCGTGTATTCACGCC